TCCACATGGTGGCGAACACCGGAGGCGTGACCTTGCGGCCATCCGGAAGGGTCACCTTCTGCATGGCGATCTGGGTCTTCCAGCGGCGGCTGACCTTGAGCTGTGTGGACTTCATGTCGATCACAGCAGGCTGGAAGCCACCGTCTTCGTCCACGATCAGGCAGAAGTGCTGGTCACTCTTCACGAGCTCGTTGCCGTTGGGCAGAATCTCCTTCGAGCCGGACCGAGTGGTCTGCTGAAGCACCGGATTGTTCGGGCTGATCTCGCCCCGAAACCCGCCGCCCATCTCGCGAGGCGTGAACTCGAGATACTTCGTGGTCTGGTAGCAGGGGATCACGGTGAGGCCTTGCTCCCCGTCCCAGTACTGCCCGGTCACGTTGTTGAACGCATCGCCCGAGGAAGCACCCTCGATGTACTCGGCCTTCTTCTTGTTGAGCTGGGGCGACAGCGCCTGCAGCAGGCGGACGAACGGGATCTGCATCTCGTCAGCGGAGAAGGCAGCACCCTCGCCCGCGTCGAGCATCAGGTCTTCCAGCAGGTCGGCCGAGACGGCCGTGTTCTTCGCAGTTGCGACTTCGTTTGCCATGATTACTTTCTCCGAATCTCAGCAGCGTTGACGATGTAGGCCCCGAACATGTCGAGGTCGATTGCCTTCCCGTTCTCGAAGCGCTCCTTGACGAAGGCCTTGAGGGTCATCGGGTGGATGGCGGTCTTGGTCTGAGGGTCGAAGCCCTCGGCGCGCAGGCGGTCAACGAGGTCGCCTGCCACATTGTCTTCACCACGGCCGAAGCTCAGCGACACATCGTTCTTGATGATGTCGTCGAGGCCGTTGGACCGGAGCCAGCTGTACGCCTCGTCCTTGCGTTCGGCAGGGATGGACGCATGCACGATCAGCTTGCGAGCAACGGTCACGCCATCGACGTCGAGCCGCTCCACGCCCATCTCGTCCATGAGAGCCGGGATCTGCTCGGTCGAGAGCTTGTGCTTCTGCTGCTTCAGAGCCTTGAGGTGCTCTTCCGTGTCCGCGATCTCCTTCTCCACGGAGCGGAGGGAACGGACGAGGTTCGACAGGGACTTGCCGGTGTCGGTGTCAACGCTGCCGAAGGCCTCGGCGTCGTCGAAGATGTCGTCGAAGATATCAGTCACAAGTACAATCCTCTTCAGGTTAGGGGGTTGATCACAGGCAGCTTGTTCGTTACCTGTAGGCAATCATCTAGACGGAGAACGAAACCATGTCAACGACAGTCGATCAAAAAACGTTCAAGACCACCCCCTACCAGCACCAGATGGACGCCTTGTCGGCCGGGGCAGAGCGGGAGTCCTTCGGGTTTCTCATGGAGATGGGGACTGGGAAATCGAAGTGCCTGATCGACAACATGGCACATCTGTACTTGAAGGAGAAGATCAACTTCGCCCTCGTGATTGCGCCCAAAGGCGTCTACCGCAACTGGGTGTCGAAGGAGATCCCGGAGCACCTGAGCGACGGCGTCCCCCGCCGCGTAATCCGGTGGGTGGCCAACCCGAACAAACAGCAGAGCGAAGAACTGAAGTCCGTCGGCACCCCGTTCGACGGGCTCACCATCTTCGTCATGAACGTCGAAGCGTTCTCCACCCAGAAAGGGAAGACCGCCGGTGAGTGGCTGGCCAAGCGCCTCGGCGGCAAAGGCCTGATCGCCATCGACGAATCGACCACGATCAAGAACCCCAAGGCGAAGCGGACCAAGACCCTACTGAAGATCGCGGCCGGGTTCGCGTACCGCCGGATCCTCACCGGCTCGCCCGTGACCAAGTCGCCCATGGATGTCTACGCGCAGTTCGAGTTCCTCGGACCTCGGCTCTTGGGCCACGACTCCTTCTACACGTTCCAAGGCCGCTACGCTGTCATGGTGAAGCGCAGTATGGGGCGGCATTCTTTCAATCAGCTGGTGGGATACAAGAACCTCGAAGAGCTGACCGGGCTCGTCGATCAGCACAGCTTCCGTGTCCTGAAGAAGGACTGCCTCGATCTGCCCGAGAAGGTGTTCACCGCCCGCTACGTGTCCATGACGGACGAGCAGCGCCGGATGTACACGCAGATCAGGGACTACGCCCTGACCCTCCTCGACAGCGGGGAACTGGTATCCACGCCTCAGGTCATCACCCAGATGCTCCGCCTCCAACAGGTGCTGTCTGGCCACCTGAAGACGGACGACGGTGAGATGGTGTACTTCCCGAGCAGGCGCATGGATGCGCTGGTCGAGGCGCTCGACGAGCACGACGGGAAAGCAATTGTCTGGTCCCGTTTCCGCTATGACATCCAGCAGATCGTGCGGGAGCTCGAGGACAAGTTCGGCGCGGGGTGCGCGGCCGCGTACTACGGCGACACGGACGACGACGAGCGCAACGACATCGTGCGGAACTTCCAGAACCCTGACCACCCGCTCCGCTTCTTCGTCGGCAACCCGGCGACGGCAGGCTACGGACTGACTCTGACCGAGGCGAACCTCGTGGTATACTTTGCAAATTCGTATTCGTTGGAGCACCGACTGCAGTCACAGGACCGTGTGCACCGTATCGGTCAGCGCAACCCGGTGACTTACATCGACCTCATCACCGAAGGCACTATCGACGAGAAGATCGTGGAAGCCCTTCGGAACAAGATCGACATCGGCGCAAAGGTTCTCGGAGAGGAGGCACAGGAATGGCTCAGACTCGGAAAGTGAAACCCGCATACACCGAAAAGGTGCAGAGGATCCTGACGAAAGGGCGGCACCGAGAGATCAAGGCGTCAGAGATGCGGGACCAGCTGGCAAAGGAGATCGGACTCACCCCCGACATCGCTGCCGCCTTGGGCAGGGAGATGCGCCGCAACGGCGCCGGGGTTGCCCCGAGGAAGCAAGTGGGGTACAAAAAGCCAACAAGAAAAGAGGTTTAACATGGCCAAGGAAGAGCTCAAATTTCGCAACGTCGCTGTCCTCCGGGACGACCATGAGCGACTCCGCCGTCTCGCCGATCACGACCAGCGGTCCATGGCCCGAGAGCTGACGGTGCTGATCCGGAACGCCTACATCGAAACCTTCGGTGAGGACATCGTAGAAGGGGCCGCGTGAGCGGCCCCTTTCTTTCACTGGTCAACCTCGAACTCGTTCGCCGACAGCGCCCACACCACCATCGATGCCCGGTCCTGCCCCGCCCGGCGGTACACATCCGCGCGGGCAATGGTGCCGACCTTGTGCATGGCACTGCAGAGGGCGTGCATCTCCGTCGTCCCGAGGCTCGGGTCACCCATCACCTTGACCAGCGTGCCGGTGCAGGTGGGGCCCGTGTCCCGCAGGTGCTGCAGGATCCGGTCCTTGATCGTGGGCTCGGCCGCGACGTCCGGTTCTACTACCTCGGGCGGGTCGTCGTAGTCCTGATCCACCGTGACCACGACCCGACGGGGATGGTCCGCCCGGATCGCCCGGAACGGCACGTCGTCCCGCCGGTCCTCGTAGTTGGGCAAGATCTGACAGGTCACCGTGTCGCCCTCCCTCAAGCCCACGGCAGAAACGAGGCGAGCGTTCAGGAACACTCGCTCCCCTTCCGCCGTCATCCCGAAGCCGCATCCAGAAAAGGAGATGGTGTCGAGGAACACCCGCACCTCCTTTGCCGTGGGGAACTTAGTGAAGGCCTCTGCGCGATCCATTCTTATCTCCTTCCATGTCTTGAACCTCTTGCTCCACCGCAGACAGGATCGAGCGCACGGTCTGGTCGTACGTGTCCCTGTCGAAGCCGAGCCTGACGGACGTGAGGATCGCCGTCACGATCACCGGAGTCACGATCAGGGGGTTGGCATCTCGGTTCGACCAGTGCTGCATCATGCGCATGGTCTCCATCTTCGCCAGCCTGAACTGCTCCTCGATGGACTCTTCTACCTCCTCGTCCGTCGGCTCGTAAACGTCGTCGTCTTGGTCGTCGATCATTGGTCCTTGGTCCTTGCTTCTTCGTACGCGTCACGTACCAGCTCGAGCAGGTACTCCATGACAGTGTCCACGCCCAGCTTGGTGCACTCGTTGTAGAGCCACCACTGCTGTTCAACGTCGAGGTCCGTCAGCACGCTCTTCGCCTGACCAAAGGTCAGGCCAGACATCTCGGCGGCGTGCTTGATGCTACGCCTGCCCACCAGCGGAGGCAGCTCCTTGTTGCGGCGGGCGCGGTACACGATGCCCTCCACCACCCGGTAGTGGATGCCGGTCTTGATGCCGATCTGCTTGGGGGTCAGGCGTTCTTTCGCGAGCTCGATGATCTCGTCTTTGCGGGGGTGTGCGGGTGCAGGCACGGTGTCCTCTTCTTGGTAAAGGTCCATCGTTACAGGGTGTCTTCGGCGTCGAGGCGATTGTCCTTGAGTTTCCCGTTCTTCTGGGCGTCCATGAGGATTGCCATGCAGGCCATGACATGGGCGAGGTGGGATACGCCGCTCTCCGGGTCGTTGTCCTCGCTCTCGAACCACGCCATCAGGTGGCGCAGCGCCGCGTCGTAGTAGACGGTGGCCGACACGGAATGGAGCCGCCAGTTGTACCGGCCGTACTTTTTGGCGCCGAGCTCGAACACCTTGCCCATCTCCTGCAGGGGCATGACGGGCGTGCTCGACATCTTCAGCTTCTTCTCCCCGTACTGGGTCTTCGGGTTGTCGTCAGGGTAGCTCGCCAAGATGGCCTCGTCCTCTATGTCCGCAGGGCCAGCGTTCCACTCGCCCGCTCCGTCGGCCCACGCAGCCATCCTGCTCGCCACGTTCTCCACGAACTGGGCATCCACCCCGCATGTCAGCGACGTTTCGTAGACGGACGCCTTGGGGTTGGCTGTGATGAACTGCCAGACCTTCTGTTCCTTCTTCGACAGCTCAGGCTTCTTGTTACTCATCTGCCGCGTCCTTCTTCCCCTGCTCCTCGGCCCAGTCCTTCAGCTTCTCCAGCTCCTCGGTGGTGTGCTGGCTGAGGAGGATGTCCATGAGCATAAACCCATACTTTTCCAAAGCCTCCTTGTGGATGTCGAGGGTCTTCCGGATGCTGACGACCTCATCCTCGAGCGCTTCCACGCGCGCCTTGAGGTCTCCGCCTTGCTGTTCCATCTTGCTCAGGTCCCATTTAGCCATGTCAATCTCCCTAGAAGGGCGGCTCCCAGCCAAGCTCGCTGGGCTGCCACGTTGTGTAGAACTCAGGGTGGATGCCCAGAGTCTCGATGAAGAGGGCGAGGCGCGGACTCATACGTCCACGCCCGCATCCCGTAGTGCCCGCACCAGACGAGCCTCGCAGTTCTTCATGGTGCGATACTTCGTGCCGCGACCGGGACCGTGGCTCAAAACTATGACAGTCTTGCCGTCCACCTTGACGACCCAGTGCTTCTTGCGCGACTGGATCTCGATCCGTGAACCATGGTCCTTGAGCAGCCGGTCCAGCTTCGCGCTGCCCGTACGCATCAGCGCTCACACCAGTCAACATCGTTGTGCCCCTCGTCGACCAAGGCATCCACCAGCCAGTCCGTGGCAGCCTTGCCGATCTTGGCGACCAGCTCGTCGTAGGTGTACGTGTTCCGGCCGAGGCTGATCTCGGCCACGTCGATGTCGTTGACCTCTTCCCAGACGGGCGAACCGGGGACGCCGTAGTCCACCTTCTCCGAGCGGCCGTGCAGCAGCACGCAGCATTCGCTGTACACCCAAGCCTGACGATCATAGTCCATGTTCTTTCTCCTGATTGAAGGTTGTGCGTAGGTTGTATGTTGACGGCCGGTGGGCCGTCAACACTATCGGTCGGATCACTTCCCGCCCAGCTCCTCGTCATAGACGTCCGCGATGATCCCGGCGACCAGCTCGGCGACCGTGCCTCCCTTCGGCACAATGCTGTAGAGCCACACCCGGACGTCGTCAGGCAGGGTTGACAGCATGAGTGTCATGGACCCGGTAGGCGGATCGTTCTTGCCCCGGAGCAGGGTCGGGGCTTGGCGCGGCGGCAGCATCCCCGCCTCCCGGGCATCCTTGACGTACAGGTGCGCCATGCTCAGGCTGATGTCCAAGGCCTCAGCGATGTCCTTGGTCCTCGCTCCTTCCTGCTTCATTCTGGTGACCTGCTGCAGGCGTATCGCGCGGGGCTTCTTCCACGGTGCTATTCCTCCGGGCATTCTTCGATCTCCGTGACAATGACGTTTGCTTCGTTGAACTGCTCCCAAGTCAGGAGCAGATCGTGTCTCCAGCGCTCCTCGAACTCGGGCGTCGGTTTCGGCCAGATCACATGGGCGATCCCGGCTTGGATGATCAGCGCCGCGCACTGGGCGCAGCAAGGATGAGTCACGACCAGAGTACAGCCATGGGTGGATCCGGTCGCGAACAAGATCGCGTTCTTCTCCGCGTGCAAGACAAGCTTGTACTTGGTCTCCCGGTGGTTCAAGCGCGAGTCGGTGTCGAGGACGCCACGGGCGAAGCCGTTGTAACCGGCGCTGACGATCCTCCGTTGGGGGTCGAAGATGACGGCTCCTACTTGGGTGCTTGGGTCCTTACTCAGCTTGGCGACGTGCTTCGCCATGCCCAGTGCCCACTCTTGCAGGCGGGGGGTATCCAATGGGTTGGTCATTGGTCTTCCTCCTCACTCAGTGAGTGTATCGCGCTGTCTGGCGCAGAGTGTGAAGTGCAGGAACCCGACGAGGCCGATGGCTTCCTGCATGTCTCTGGTTGCATAGGACGTCAGTGTCTGCTGCCCGATCAGGCTACCGGCCAGCGCGACAGAGCGCAGCTTTCCTGCCTTGGCAAGTTCCAACGCCTCCTCCAGCCTCGCGACAGTCTCGTCGTCCGGCGCTTCATTGACGTCGCGAAGACGCCTTACCCGCTCGTCAGTCATTTCTTCTCTCCCTTCAGTTCTGCGGCGCGGATGTAGATGTGCCGGGAGATGTGTTTCCGTGCGTCGGTCACGCCGTTGCGCCACCCATCGTCTACGCGCTCTTGGCTGTCGCACCATACGGTGCATGACGGCAGCGATTTTGCCGTTTCTTCCAGCGCCGCCGCGACCATGGCCTTCGCCTCGTCCTTCGCACTCTCCCGACCAGCCATCCACGCGGCGGTCAGGTCGCAGTCCTCGCCCAGCGGGCAGGTCCTGCTGGCCTTCCGTTCCTCGTTCAATGCCCGCCACCCGAGGATTTCGCTGTGCGCCTCCCAGATCAGGTCGGCCACGCCCGCTGCGGGCATGAGCCGCTCGGTGTCCGTCCAGATGTCAGAGCGCTCCGCCATCTGCGCCGCACGCTCAAGACGCCCCGGGAGGGAGGCGTCGAGCGCCTCCATCTCCGCTTCCCAGTCGATGTCGTTGGTCATTCTGCTTCCTCCTGCCGCCGAGCGAAGTCGGCCTCGAGCGCATCGCAGAAGCGGTTGAGCTGCGCCGCACTCGTCTCGCCCCGCCGCCACTCCGCCCGTGCCTTGGCCACATCCCCGACGCCCTCCAGACGGACGCCGCCGTCGTAATTGGCCATAAAGAAAACGTGGCCCATGTCCCCGTTGGGGATCCGCACCTCCCCGATCATGCCATCCAGCGGCTTGATCTTCCGGAACTCCTCCATGACCCGAGCAAAGCGCTCCGGAATGGACAGCTCTGCCGCCACGGCCCGGTCCTCCTCGATCTGGGTCAGGACCTTGTCGATGTTCTTTTCCGCGTCCTCGCGGGTGAACGGCATCCCGTCCGCGCGCGTGGTGTAGCCGGTCAGCTGCCGGTAGCCGTCGAGCCAATACACCCGGTCCTGCTCCGGGCGGCGGCGCTTCCCGCTGAGTTGGATCTGAACGCCCAGCGCCTCGGCGCGCTCGACGAACTCAGGGAAGTCGCTCCGAAAGCTGCGACAGATCCGGTTTTCTTTCTTTGCCTTGGTCATTGGTCTTCCTCTTCTTCTTCATTCAGCTGTCTGATGACGTCCATGATCCGCTGGTCGATCTTGTAGTCAGGCACGCCATCATAGAGGTCGGCTGCTACATCCATGGCCAGCTCTTCGAGGACCTCGGACCGTGCTTCGGCTTCCGCCAGCTTGGCCTCCAGTTCCTCGATTTCCCGCAGCGCGGCCCGGAACAGGATGTCACCATCCACATCGGCCACGCGAGCAAGGTCCGCTTTCACGTCTTTCAGATCCTCGGTCATTGGTCCTCTCCTTCCCGCATCTTCTGATGCAACGTTTCCAGCCCTGACTCGACCTTCGCCAGTTCGGCGTCGAGCTCCCGCTCGAACATGTCCAGCAGGGACAGCAGCGCGTTCATGTCGTGATACAGCGCCTCCTGCCGCGCCATAGCATCCAGCCGGGCGGTGTCGATCCTCCGGCGCATGCGCATGTCGTTGTACAGCACATCCTGCCGCGCCTTGGCATCCAGCCTGACGCTGTCAATCTTCCGGCGCATGCGGGCGATGATGGTGTCGATCATTGGTCGCTCCCCGGCTTGGCTGGCAGTTTGCGCCAGTCGTCCTTTGTCATGCGGGGGATCGCCTTCACGGCGTCCTTGAAGCGCTTCGCTTTCACTCAAGTCCTGCTGCATCAATGCGCTCCTTAGCGATGTTGAAGTAAGTCTCGTCTAGCTCAATACCGATAAAGTTACGGCTTAGGTTCTTGGCCGCGACTCCTGTGGTGCCGCTGCCCATCGTAAAGTCTAGAACGGTCTCGCCCCCGTTGGTATAAGTCTTGATAAGGTATTCCATCAATGCGACGGGTTTCTGCGTGGGATGAACGGTCTTACCTTCGCTCGGAATCTCCAGCACGTCTCGCGGCCAGTTTGTCCATTCTTGCACGTATGGATCGGATGAACGCGCTCCGTAGTTATCACTGTTGCCACCCTGTTTGGTTATGGTGCCTTTGGGTACGAGACCTTGCGCGTTGTAGGTTCCAGTGGCCTTTGTTTCGCAGAACACAAGTATCTGCTCATGCTTCCTGACAGGCATTTTCTTGGCGTTGAGCACGCCCGTGATCTTGGACTTCACCCACACCCACTCGTATGCGAACATCTCAGGATTGCTCATCACCAGCGCGCTGGTGAACGGCTGACTCGCTGTCATCACAATCGCGCCATTCTTCTTCGTGACCCGCTTCAACTGTTCCCACATCGGTTCAAACGGGATAACGCTGTCCCACTTGCAGGCCGTGGTGCCGTATGGCGGGTCCGTCAGCACCATATCAACAGACCCATCAGGAATCTGCTTCATCATCTCAAGGCAGTCGCCTTGCATCAGGTTAAAATCACTCATCGGTCTCCCCTTTCAGTTCTGCGAGGGTGGTGCGGGCAATAAACCAAGGATCATCCGCATAGTCCGCTTTGCCTGCGATCTGGACTAAAGCCTCCACCGCCTTCGCCAGACTGGCCTCCAGCGCCTTGATGCGGGCCTTGGCCTCGTCCTTCGCACTCTCCCGACCAGCCATCCACGCAACGGTCAGGTCGCAGTCCTCGCCCAGCGGGCAGGTTTTCTTGGTCATTTCATCCTCCTGAATAGTTACCCCCAGCGACGGGGTCCGACGCCGCCGGGGGACGGGCCATCATTGGCCACGTTCTCTGTTCCTGCCCCGCCACAGCTCAGAGACCCGCGCCTTGAGCGCCTCGCTGTGCCGGTGCTGATCGATGTATTCCCTGCGAGCCTCGATGCGCGGTGGACGCGGCGGATCAGACCGGAGAAGTCGCCGTCGCGGCGGATCTGGATCGTCTCGACAAAGTCAGAGCCGTCCGTGAACCGGGCCCACGCAGGGCAGGTGAATAGCGTGTCAGGGTCCTTGATCAGAACCCGGGTGTCGAAACCGTTGGCAGGCTTTTCTTGGATCATGGTTCTCGGTCCTTGGTTCTGGTTGAAAGCCCCGGGTCGGCAGGGTGGGGGAGGAGACGCCGACCCGGGGGCGGACCAGCTGGGATGGGAGGAGATCACCGGGCCGCAGACAGGAGAGTAGTTGTGGGGAAGTTGTGGGTCAAGGGGGCTGTTGCAGGGATGGGTGGGTTTTTGGGGAGGCTCTGGCAGGGGTGCGGGGGGAGGCGGATGGGGGTGGAGGTGCATACGGAGGTGAGTTTGGGGGGTGGGTTCTTGGGTTTTTGATGTGTTTTTGATGTGTTTTCAATGTGTTGTCAGGGTGTTGACCTGGTTCTTGGTCCTTGGACCGGGGTCCGGGGAGGCGAACTTCTATTAGAGCCGAATTTTTTCTGGGCTTCTGAAAAAGTTTTTTCGTTTCGCTCGGTTTTGGCGTATGCAGTGACTCACTTCAGAAATATCTATTGTTCTCCGTTGGTTACGTGGAAAAAACTGCATACATGGGTTTGCCTCATGGTGTCCTCACGTCCTCAGTCAGGGGGCGCCGATTCCTCGCGGGCACGGACCTGATTTTTTCTCGCAGCGGGAAATCCAAAAAAAAAATTCTCTATAAGAAAGTTCCGGTTTCTTGCCTCACCCCTGCCTCGCGTTGTACGTTCTGCCCAACCCTCAGCAGATCGGAGACAGCCGTCGATGGCCTACACTCGCCAGCTCACCGCCCGACAGGAAACATTCTGCCAGCTCATGGCCGAGGGCGTATACTCGCAGACCGAAGCTGCCCGTCGTGCCGGGTTCGCCGAAAAGACCGCGCGCTCTGTCTCGGGCCGGATGCTGAACGGCCTAGACTATCCGCACATCGTCGAGCGGATCGCCGAGATCCGGGAGGAGCGGCAGCGCAAGTATGGGGTCACCCTGCAGGGTCAGCTCGAGCGCCTGTATGATCTGTCTCGGGGCGCGGAGCAGGCTGGGCAATATGCCGCCGCAATCAACAGCGAGAAGATCCGGTCAGCGCTGGGCGGCCTCACCATCGACCGGCGGGAGACGATCAACACGCTGGACCAGCTGTCCCGGGACGAGATCACGGCGCGGCTCGCCAAGCTGGCGAAGGAATACCCGCAGGCTTTCGCCTTGGCCAAGGGCATGAAGGACGTCACCCCGCGCAAGGCTGATCCGGACCTGATCGAGTATGTGGACAACCCTTCCGACATCGACTAGGGTCAAAAAACCCCCGCGCTGCGTCAACAGCCGGGGGCGTGACCGAAACCTAAATGGACGAGGAGGCTTCGATGCCCCAACATCTACCACCCGTAGAATATCTCCACAAGATTCTTCGTCTCGATCCCGAGACAGGTGCGTTGCACTGGCGGGAGAGGACCCCCGACATGTTCTCTGAGGACTGCCCCGGGGGACCCCACGGTGCGTGCGAGCGTTGGAACGCCCTGTACGCCAACAAACCCGCATTTACCACGATATCCGGCGGGAATCTCGTAGGCGCCATACACGGCGTCTCTGTCGGTGCTCACCGGGTGGTGTTTGCCCTGTACCACAACCGCTGGTCGGGATATCAGCTGCAGCACATCGACGGCGACACAATGGACAACCGCCCGTGCAATCTTCGTGAGACGGACCGCCCGGTCAGCAAGCCTGTTCCGGATGCCGACACGAAGGTTTGGTTCACTCGGCCCCGGAGGACGTCCGGCAGGAAGAAAGCCAAGAACTGGGTCCTCGAGATGACAGAGAGCTTGGCAAAGCGCTAGGCCACGAAGCAGGAAGGTCCGAGTGGCGAGCACCCCCGAGTCAGGACTGTGGCGCGCGTTCAAGGCTGCAGCACCCCCGAAGACCTTCCTGCAACGCATCGAAAACAGGCACGGCGGCGGCATTCCGGATGTGTACGCCCTGCCTGACAGTTTGCCTGTCTGGATCGAGCTGAAAGTGACAAGTCGGCAACACCTAAAAGTGTCGCCGCACCAGGTCGCTTGGCACACTGCCTACTGGGCGCGTGGGGGCCTCTCATTTTTCTTGGCCAAGCTCCCAAGCCCCCGAAATTACGTCCTTTTTCCGGGATCGAGCGCCTTGGACCTCGCCAAGATGCCATGGACCGAGGTCCCCGGAGAGCGGTTTGAGACGCTTTTTGAGGCGTGGGATTATTTGAGGGACGAGGTTCGCGGTCATTATGTCGGGGTTCTGCGCCCCTGAACTGTGGCCCTCGGGCCACGGTCCTGTGGCCTGCGCGCCACAGTGCATTGGGTGTCGGGAGTCGGGCCTGCGTCATTCTTGCCACAGTGCTGTTGCCATCGGGCCACGGTCGGGTCGGGAGTCGGGCCTGCGCCCCGGGAGTCGGGCCTGCGCCCCGGGAGTCGGGCCTGCGCCCCGGGAGTCGGGCCTGCGCCCCGGG